CGAACCGCTGGCGCCGGGATCTCCCTGAACCACCCACAAGCTGCGCGGAGTTCCGCAGATCATGTAGGCGTCCATGCAGGGAATCAGGGCCGTTGGCGAATTCCCCACGTCGGCGCTCAGCGATAATTGGAACGCAATGGCCCGCGCCTGATCGTCTGAAGACACGCCGAAGTCGAAATCCCCGTACACTCCCTGCCGGCTCATGTAGATGGCGTTGTCCTGCCCGGAGAGGCAGAGTCGATCGCGGTACACCGCCCCGAACGTGCAGTTCGTCGGAATCGTTCCTGCAACGGCGGTGAGGGCGTCCACCTTCCCGGTCTTCGGGTCCATCTTCGTGACGCCGCTGGTCGTAACCGCGAACACCTGCTGCTGGCCGGTGACGAGGAACCCAGTGGACGGTACGCTTCCTGAACTCACGACGAGTCGGTTCCCATCGGCGTCGGTGAGAATGTTTCCAGAGTCGTCAGTCAGGTAGGCCACAGGGGTAGTCGTAATGCCGCCATCGACCGTGACCGTCCGAATCAACCCGTCCACCAGAATGAACAGGACTTCGCTGGTTCCGGTCTCCGCGCTCGACACGGTGATCGACGCCATGTCGGCGATCGTGCTCCCCATGTCCTCGGTGACGAACTTGGTCAGACCTGGCCGGCTTCCGCCGCGCAGGCGACGAGTAAGAGCATCCTCCAGTCTGACATTTACAGCCCACGGGCTCGGCCAGGGCCCGCGCGAGTCGGGCGTGGACCGCACGGTTTCCCTGCGGATCACCCCCTTCATCGGCCAGCGGATGTCCTTAGCGGTCATTCGTTTGATGTCACTGTAGACGTCTTGTTGATTAAGGTCTGCGCCGTGTCCTTCACGTCATGGACGGCTTTCCGCATCTGCATCAGATTATCGAGGAGCAGTTGCCGGAGCTTGTCAGTCTCGCGATCGTGCGCCTCCCGCCTCGCTGCCGCATCGGCAGCAAATGCCTCTCGCGTTGCCGTTTGCTCACCGACGAACGTTTTGCGAATGTCTTCCACGATCGTTCGATTCAGCTCTCGTTCCTTGCTCTGCTCCGACGAGAACGTCACCCGCAGCTCCGTTTGTTCCTTGGCAAAGGCGACGAGCATGTTCGGCGTCCGCACGCGCACGTCGTAAATCACATACCACGCGAGAACCGCCGCCGTGACCACGTTTCCGATGAGCGGAGCGAGTTGTGTATCGAAGTGCTGCTGTGCCAGAAGGAAGTGCAACAGCGACCATGCTATCGAGTGAAACATCATCCGCCTCCGTGCCAATCAGGAATGGGCTTGAAATGTTCAATCAACCAGGACAGAGGACGCTGCGCCTGGGGCCACTTGCCATTTAGCCATAGTTCGCGCGAGTAAGCCCGAGCTGCGTCGATCTGTCGCTGGTTGATCGGGTAGGGCCAGGATGATTCGCCGTTCTTGCCGAAGTTCCCAGTGCGGAACAGGTGGGAGAACCACGTCTTGAGCGAAGTGACCATCCGGCCTCCAGACAGCCACGCTTTGCAGGCCAGTTCGGTGCCGTACTGCCCCCAGGAACCGTGCCCCTCGTCCATGCCGCCGAGTTTCCAGAAGCGCTCCCGCTCCATCAGGAAGCAGGCCCCGATGCAGCTCATCGTCTCGACGACTCCGGTGGGGGCCTCGCTCTTGTACTTCTCCGTCCGAACGTAGCTCCGCCAGTATTGAAAGTGGAGTTCCTTGTCGAATCGCCAGGCCGTCGTGGCGGAATACTCGAACCGCGGCTGCCAGACCATCGCCATCGTGAAATCCTTCCCCTTGCACTCCTTGCACTCCGTGGGGCACGTTCCCTGATACTCCCGCTCGCCGCAGCCGTTGCAGTGCCAGTCGAAGATGTGCAGGCGGTGCATCGAGGGAACCATCGTCATGTCCGGCTGCATGTCCTGAAGCAGTTTCGCGTCAAAGCCGTCCTCGACCGAGCAGTGGGCGTCTAGCTTCATGACGTACTTCGCCCGGCTGAGCGCTGCCCCGTAATTCGTCGCGGCCCGCTGACCGACCGCTTCGCTGAAGTGAATGATCTGCAGCCGAGGATTGTCGGGCAGGACGGGGTTGCACCAATAACCGTCGAGCACAGCGATTACTTCCGTCTCCGGCCCGGTGTGCGCCAGCACGTCATCGACCGTATGGAACATGAATTGTTCGTTCCGGCCGGGAATGATGATCGACAGTTCTTTAGCTCGCGACATTCACCGCTCTCCTTAACCACATGCTCAGGTCGGCCTTTCTGTTGCGGTAGATCACCAGGACTGAATCCCGGCGTCTCCGCAAATGCGTTCTCGACAACGGCAGATCGTAGAGACGCCATTCGCAATCGACGTTTCTCATCCACCGCTCCACATCGGCGCGGCAGTAGAAGTTGTCGAAGAATGGGGGAACCTTGTCGCGGCGAATGTTCTCCGAGTCCTGAAGCCCCTTGTGGAATGTCACCACGGAGTACAGCACCGGCAGCGATATGACCCACTTCAGCAGCGGCTCGAACGCCTCACAGTGTTCAATCACCGACGAGGCCACGAACAGGTCGGCGCGTAGGCTTTTTGGATCCAAATTTCGCCAGTCGCTGCTGATCCATGTACCGTGACCGTAGAACGATTCGTTGGCGCGAAGGACTTCCCCGTTCGTGTCGATCCCAGTGTATTGATCGACCAAGTGACTGAGATGCGCCACGCCGCAGCCAAGTTCGATCACGCTTGCGATCTTGTTGGCCGAGACGAACTTCACGAGCGCACCCCAGAACGGCAGATGCCTGTCTGCCATTCTCAGGTACTCGTCGCGTTGGATCGTTGGCCACATCAGGCTTGCCTCTGCTTTTGCTTCTGATACCAGTGGTTGCGGTTCGTCTTCCTGGTCAGATTGTGAAACAATCCCTGCGGGTTGTAATCGACGTCCCCGACGTGCTTCCCAGTCGGAAAGCAATAGATCGTCGGCCGGTGTGGATCGCAGAAGTTCCCGCTGCGCCGCTGGTACTCGTACCACGTCTTCTTCCAGAGCCGGTCTTCTCCCTGGGGATAGGCGCGCTCCACGAGGTCTTCGCGGTATCCTCCCAGTTCCCAGAACAGATCCTTGCGCATGGCGAAGTTGTTGGGCAGGGGTCCGACCTTCAGGTCGTTCTCCTTGGGAAGACCGTACTTCAGCAGTTCGTCCCGGTCCTGCGTGAGGTTTCCCCTCTCGTCCAGAACACCGATCTCCCGCAGGAACTGGACCTTGTGCCCATTAAAGCCTCTCACGAAGTCGAGCGCCTTCCGATCGACGATGTGATCCAGGTCGAACATCAGCAGGTACTCGCCCTGGGCAATCCGCGCCCCGGCGTTACGGGCCAGCGCCCACGTCCAGGGGCGGAAGTCGTTCGTGCGGAGAATCGTCGCGAGCTGGCTGAAGTTGTTCTCGATCGGCGGGTCGCTCCCGTCATCCACCAGGATCAATTCCGTGTCTCCGGGCAGGCCGATGTTGTAGAAATGCAGCAGTTGACGCCGCACGACCTCATGGCTGTTCAACACGGGGATTATGATGCTCAACCGCACTGGGCCTTCCTTTCATTTTTTCTTGCGTGGCCTGGCCTTCGCTGTGGCCTTTGGCGACGTCTTCCAGATGCGAGGCTTATCCCTGACCTCGCCGATCTGCCGCTCCAGTTCCGCCGCCGCCGGCTGTTCGAGGTCCAGGGTCGCAATGCGTTTGTCTTCCAGAAGGATGTCGATTTTGACGTTTCCTTCTTCGGCTCGAACGGCCAAGCGCCGCCGGCCAACCGTCTGAATCTCTGTCATGTCTGTGCTCCTGTTATGAACCGAGCCCAGCCCTTTCTGCCCCCCGCTGCCAAAAGGCAGTGGGTTCCATGTCCCTGGTAACGTACCACGGGTCGATGCGGTGGCAGTTGGTGTAGGCATCGACCGCGGGAATCACTCCCGACATGCCGAACGCGCAGTAATCGTGGACGAGCATCAGACCGCCCTCGCGGACCTTGTGAGCCCAGCGGATGATGTCCTGAACCGCGGCGTCGAACATGTGGTTCCCGTCCACGTTCACCACGTCGAGCGAACCGTCCTCGAAGTCGTCCACCGCGTCGAGACTGGCCATGCGAAGCAGCTTGAAGCCAAACTTCTCAGAATTCTCCTGCGCGCCTTTGAAGATCAATTCCTGCCGCGCCTGAGAAACCCGGTGATAGGCCACGTAGGGGTCGATGCAGGTCAGATCGAGGCCGGGATTGTTTTCCAGCCAGATTTGGGCGGAAGCGCCGTAGCGGCAGCCCACTTCGACCATCCTCTTCAGGCCCATGTCGTGCATCGTTTTGGCCAGGTCGATCCGGCCCCTGTCCCTGCCGCTCAGGGGCGTCGCCAACTCGGGCAGATTGTCTAGGCCCCCGATGAAACGGAAGTGATTCTCAAGCGCTTTGCGGAATTCGTGCATCTTCCGTGATCCCTTGGTTGTAGATTGACGCGATGTCAGCGGCCCGGCCCCAAATCGGAATCTCGATCGCCTTCAGCTCTCCAGGCTTCCGCTCGTGGCCGCGGACGTTGATATATGTCGGCGAAAGCCCTTGCGGATGGCACAGGTTCACCATCGGCTCGATGCAGTACCACTCGACGAGCTTGTTCCGCTTCACGCCCAGAACGCCCTCGACTTCTCGCCGGCCGATCTCCCCGGTGTAGTTGTTCCCGTTGGGATACTTCCGCTCGCGCTCCTCAAGCGCATCGACGACCAACTGCGTCGGGCCGATCATCGTGAAGTTGCCATGCTTGCGGATCGCCGAGAAGAATGCGTGCTCTCCCTTCCACGAAAAGACGCTCCAGCGCGACATATCGTAGGCCACCGCATCGTCCGGCGGCCGGAAGTCGTTGAAGTGGCGAGCGGGATAGAGCGTGTCATCCTCTGCGACCGCGACGTACTTCGTGTCAGCGATCCGCGCGGCCCGAAGCATTTGGTGATACACGTTCCAAGCGCAGAATGGCGGCTCCTGAATCAGATACTTCGTATTCGGCCGGTCCAGTTCCATCCGTTCTGCTGAAATGACGATCATCGGCCGACCGTCAACCGCACGAAGCAAGTGCTCCAGATGGAACTGTTGCCATCTGGAGGGAAGGTTGTTCAGGGTCAAAAAGCAAATCGTGAGGTCCGACATTACGTGGCCGACGGCGAGGACGAAGGCGTATTCGACACCGACGCAGAGGGCGAAGGCGAAGCCGAAGGCGTGTTGGACACTGACGCCGAGGGCGATGGAGACGCAGATGGCGAGGCCGAGGTCGAGGCCGAGGGCGACGTGGACGGGCTTCCCGAGGCCGAGGCCGAAGCGATGACCGTGCCCAGGTTCCCTTCGAGAGCTTCCCAGCGGTACGAACCGCCTGGGCCGGACCCAGAAATCGTCACGGAGATCAGCGAGAGGAAATCGCTGGCGTCCGCGAATGTCGCTTTCGTCTCCAGCGCCACGTTGTATCCGGCCGGGGCCGTGACCACGATGTCGCCGCCGCCGTCGGTCTTCATCCTCAGAACCAAGCGGATGCCGGGTTTCGTCGGGTTCGCCAGCGTTCGAGTCTCGCCCGACGCGCCGGAGGTCATCTCGCAGATCTGCAGATCCTTGTTCGGCCGGATGATTCCGGCATTACCTGGGTCCGTGATGATCTTCGGGCCGCGATACAGGAAGTGCAGAAGCTGGTGGGGAGAATTCGACATTTCAGTGCCTTTCGTAATTGAGGAACCAGGCGCCACAGCGGCGCCGGAGGAACTCTAAGCCTGGAACGCAATTCGGCGGGTCGCGATTTGCCAGCGGAACGTCCCCGGCGTCGCCGTCTCCACGGAGATCAGGTTCAGGAGATCGCTCGCATCATTGAAGGTGGCTTTGGTCTCGCCGGCCGCGTTGAAGCCGTTCGCCTGCGTGACAACAATGTCGCCTCCGTCGGTCTTCAGCCGCAGGACAGCCCGCAGTCCGGGTTTCGACGGCGCAGCCAGCGTGCGAGTCTCGGCAGTCACCGAAACCATCTCGCAGATCATCAAGTCCCCATTGAAGCGAATCGTCTTGCCGTCGCCGGGGTCCGTCAGCTCGTGATGGACGTCGTAGAGATGATGGTGAATGTTGTGCGGAGTCACAGGAACATTTCCTTTCGGAAAAGAGGAAGGGGAACTTAGTCTTCGACCGTCTCGACAACCGCCTCGATGGAGCCAGTGAGCGTGTTTCCTCCCTGGGCCACCACCACTTTGATTCGCTCCTTCAACAGTGGGATGCGCTCGCTGGGAACTGTTCCCAGCGCTCCAATCGCCGAGTTCGCGTTCGTCGGCAGCGCGCGTGGAT